CCTGGTGTAGGGAGATCTGAGGCGGGAGGAGCGCTCCCGCCCATGGAGACGTCTCATGCCCGACTATCCGTCGTCCTATCCGTCCTATCGTTTCTACGCCGATGGCCGCCAGGTCGTCGTCCAGAACAAGGCCGAGTGTGACGCCCTGGCGCCGGGGCATGCTGGGAGCCCGGCAGGTCCATTCCCCGAGGCCGAGGACCTGTCCGAGGCGAGCGGGCTCCCCGCCGAGGCGCCGCAGGAGGAGACCCGCGCACAGGCCCGGGCGATGCGGGAGAGTGGCAGCACGCAGCGCGAGATTGCCGAGGCGCTGGGGGTGTCAACGAGCACCGTGCGGCGCTTGCTAGGAGAGCCGTGACATGCCGACGACGGCCCGCGCCCTCATCAGTAGCACCTTGCGCCTGCTCGGCGTGCTGGCGTCCACGGAGCCCCCTGCCGCGGAGGAAGCCTCTGACGCCTTGCAGACGCTGAATCAGCTCGTGGACTCGTGGAGTAACGAGCGGCTCACCGTCTACGCCATCGCACGCCTGGACGTGCCGCTCATCGTCGGCCAGGCGCTGTATACCTGGGGGGTGCCCGGCGGCATGATTGCGCACCCGCGCCCGCTCCAGGTCGAAGGCGCGGTGCTGTCGCTCGCGGGCCAGGATCTGGAATGGCCGCTCACGGCGTACAGCCAGGCGGACTACACCGCGCTGGCGCAGAAGCAGCTCAGCAACGTGTATCCGCAGCTCTGGCAGTACACGCCGACGTATCCCCTCGGGGAACTGCGGCTGTGGCCGGTGCCACAGGAAGCGCATACGCTCGGCGTCTTTCCCTGGGTGCCACTGCCGCGGTTTGCGTCCCTCGATACGGCGATCACCTTCCCGCCGGGCTATGAGCGGGCGTTACGCTACGGCCTAGCGCTGGATCTGGCGCCCGAGTACGGGCGCGAGGCATCCACCGCCCTCGTCGGGGCGTTTGCGCAGGCGTTAAGTGCGATCAAGCGCACCAATACGATCGTGCCCACCCTGGGCCTGGACCCGGCGTTCAGCGGCCGGCAGGCCGGGGAGTGGGACGCGTCGAGCGGGCAATATGTCTGGAGGCGGTGATGGAGATCCCCTTCTGCGGTCCCAGCTATCGCAGCCGCAGCCTGGACGTCAGCCCAGACAGGACTATCAATCTGTATACCGAGGTCTGCGCCAGCGGCGTGAGTCCCCCGACGCTGGCCCTGTACGGGATTCCCGGCCTGCGGCGGCGGGCGCAGGCGCCGCAGGGACCGATCCGCGGGCTCTACACCAGCACCACCGGGCGCACCTTCGTCGTCGCCGGTCCCACGCTGTACGAACTGGCCAGCGCCGGCCCCCTCGTGGCGCGGGGCACGCTGCGCTCCAGCCCCGGCATCGTCTCCATGGCCGATAATGGCCTCCTGCTGGCCCTCGTCGATGGCGCCCAGGGGTATGGCCTGACCCTGGCGACGAACGCCTTCAGCGCCACGGAAGACCCGGATTTTCGTCCAGGCCGCACCCTGGGCTTTTTGGACGGCCGCTTCGTCTGGGACGTGGCCGGCACCGGGCAGTACCAGTGGAGCGAGCTGTACAGCCCGAGCATTGACAGTCTCGCGTTTGCCACCGCCGAAGCCCGCGCCGATCCGCTCGTCGGGCTGCTGGTCGATCACCGCGAGCTGTGGCTCTTTGGCACGCAGACGACCGAGGTGCTCTACTCGACCGGCGATCCCTTCACGCCCTTCCAGCGGCTGCCGGGCGGCTTGATGGAAGTGGGCAGCGTCGGCCCGTACGTGGCGCGCTCGCTCTTGGGTCAGGTGTTCTGGGTGACCAGCAGTCCGCGCGGCCACGGCACCGTGGTGCAGGCCCAGGGCTATCAGCCGCAGCGCATCTCGACGCCGCCGGTGGAGTGGGTCTTGAGCCAGTCGACGCGCCTGGCGGAGGCCGTTGGCCTGACGTATGCGCAGGAGGGCCATAGCTGGTATGGGCTGTATGTGCCGGACCTGGAAACCTCCTGGTGGTATGATCTCTCGACGCAGCACTGGAGCGAGCGTGGGACGCTGTTTGCGGGCAGTCTCCGGCTGCCAGAGCCGGACCCGGTGTGGTATCCGTGGCGGCCGTACCTGCATACCTTCGCCTTCGGGGATCACCTCGTGGGCTCGTGGGAGGATGCCACGCTGTACACCCTGGACCCGACCTGCTACACGGACGACACGTCCCCCCTGGTGCGCCAGCGCGTCACCCCGGTGCTCCGGCAGGAGCAGGAGTGGCTGTTTGTCCAGCGGCTGCGCGTGCTCCTGGAGACCGGTGTCGGCCTGGATCATGGCGTAGTGCCGGGCACGGACCCGCAGGTCATGCTGCGGCTCAGTCGAGACGCGGGCCACACGTGGGAGAATGCCCGCTGGGCGACGGCGCACCGGCAGGGGCAGTATGGCCGGACGGTGGAATGGCGGCGACTCGGCAGAGCGCGGCAGATGGTCTGTGAAGTCACCATCAGCGATCCGGTGCCCGTGGCGTTTCTGGGTGCGTCGATTCTGTAGGAGATCCTGATGCCCACGACCTTAGCCCCGGTGCTCCTGCAAACCCCGGTAGTCGAGCGCGAGAGCTTGCGCTTGACCCGTGGATGGCTCGCGTGGTTTCAACAGTCCTATGAACGGCAAGGGGGCCATGAATCCGCCACCAACACCGAGTTAGCGGGCGGCGTGCTGACCAATGCCGGGCACATCAGCCAGGTGGAAGACAATCTCGGCAGTACGAACACCACCGTAGCCGGCCTGGAGGCGGAACTGACGGCGCTCCAGGCATCGTTCCTCCAGCTCGCCGCCGACGTCGAGGCCCTCACCGGCCGGGTGACCACCCTGGAGGGCACGGTCAGCGCGCTGGAGACCAGCCAGGCCGAGCAGGAGACGCGGCTTCAGGCGCTGGAGGCGTGGAAGACCGCCATGCAGGCGGCGCTCCCGGCGGCAGTCAGTGTGACCGCCTTGCCCACGTTGACCGACGCGCCGGCGAGTGCGGATGCCTTACGGGACAATCTCACCAGTGCGTGGGAAGGCGTGGTAGAGACGAATGATGCGGGACTGGCCACGGCGATCAATGCCGTGCGCGCGGCGTTGGCGGCCTAGCCATGCAGATCTGGGACCTCGTCCAGCCGCTGGTGACGTGGAGCCGGGCGGAACGTGAACGGAAACTGTTTGCGGTGTGTGTGCAGGTGCAGGCGCGGCTGCTCGCGCGCTACCCGGACTACCACACGACCGAGGTGTCTGTGATTCCGCCCACGGTGGCCGCCGAGGTGCAGACCATGCTGCGGACCCTGGTGCCCCGCGCCGACGCCCTGGCCCGAAGGCAGCAGATCCTGGCCTTTGAAGCGGCGCTCCGGCAGCATCCGCAGGCGGTGCACGGCGATAGCGAGCAGTTTCCCCTGACGCACTACTTTGCGCCGGGCATGTACCTGCGGGCGATCCAGATTCCGGCGGGCTCGCTGCTGGTGGGGAAGATCCACAAGCAGGCGCATCTGGTGGTGCTCCTGCAAGGCGCCCTGCGGCTCTATACCGAGGCCGGGGGGCTCCAGGAGGTCCGCGCGCCGCAGGTGCTGGTGTCGCCAGCGGGGGCGAAACGGGCGGCCCTGGCCCTGGAAGATACCGTGTGGGTGACCTGTCATACCAACCCGTCCGACACCCAGGACCTGGCGGCGTTGGAAGCGGAGATTATTGCGCCGTCGTTTGCGGCGTATGACGCCTGGCGGGCGCAGCTCGAGGCGGGCGCGGGCTGGCCTGAACGTGACCCGCCCCGCGAAGGAGACGACGGATGTCCTTTCTTGCCGCGGCCGTAGCCGGCGGTGTGGCGATAGCGGGTGCGGTGGCCACCTCCGCCATCCAGTCGAGTGCCGCCAAAAAGGCCGCCAAACTGCAGGCGGAGTCCGCCGATGAGGCGACCGCCCTGCAACGCGAGATGTGGGAGCAAGGGCGCGAGGACATCGCGCCGTGGCGCGAGGCGGGCATGTGGGCCCTGCCGCGCTTGCAGCAGATGATTCGGCAGGGGCCGGGGTCTCCGTTTCAGGCGCCGCGCGGGCTCGATCCGCGGCAGTTCCGCTTCGTGCCGCCAACCGCCGAGAGCCTGGTGAACGATCCCGGCTATCAATTCCGGCTGCGTGCCGGGCAACAGGCCCTGGAAGGCGGCGCGGCGGCGCGCGGCGGGCTCCTCAGTGGCGGCGCGATGCGCGGCCTGACAGAGTTTGGCCAGCAGCTCGGCTCGCAGGAATACCAGCAAGCCTATGGGCGGGCGCTCGGGCAAAACGAGCTGCGCTATGGCCGCGCGCTCACGGCCAATCAGGACCAGTACCAGCGCGCCTTGCAGCAGTGGCTGCTCGGTCAGGGGCTGCGGGAGACGCAATACAACCGCCTGGCCGGGCTGTCGGGCACCGGGCAGACGACGAGCCAGTATCTGGGGACGCTGGGGGCGAATTACGCGGCGAACGCCGGCGAACTGGCGCTGCAACGCGGCAACGCCCTGGCCGCCGGGCAGATCGGCAGCGCCAATGCGTGGAGCAACGCGATTGGCACGGCGGCCAACACGCTCGGCGGGCTGGGCAGCATGTATCTGATGCGCCCGCAGACGCCCTCGCCGCAGCAGATGGGGTATAACCCGTACGGGACCCCGTACGATCCCTGGCAATTCATGGGCGAGTAGGAGTCCAGTATGCCACTCGATCCACGTCTGGCGCTGTTCGCCGGGCAAGGTGTCACGCCCATCCGCGATCCCTTGCAGACCCTGGCGGGGGTGTCTCAGCTCCAGGCCGCCCAGCGGCAGGGTCAGGCCGAACAGATGCAGCTCGCTGAGGCGCAGCGCCAGGAGCAGGAACGGGGCACCCTGGCGCGCGCCTTTCGCGGCGCGGTCGTCACCGACCCGGCCACCGGCCAGGCCACGGTGGACGTGCCACGCGCCTTTACCGAGGCGTACCGCACCACCAGCGATCCGCTCACGGTGTTCAAGGCGCAGCAGGGCTACCTGAAAACGCAGGCGGAAGCCAGCAAGGATACGCTGGAAGCGCAAAAACTCCAGCTCGAACAGCAGCTCAAGGGCCTCGAGGTGGGCGGCCAGGTGGCCCAGGGCGTCGAGGATCGCATTGCCGCCGGCATGGACCCGCAGGCGGCCTGGGAGGCGGGCATTGCGACCCTGGCCCGGGCCGGCATCCCGACGCAGGGCATCCCGAAGTTCTATGATGCGCCCTCGCTGGCGGGGTGGAAGGGGCAAGCCACGGCGATCAAAACCCGCCTCGAGGCGCAGCAGAAGGTCGTGGATCAGCAACTGGCCGAGCGCCGCATCGCCCTGGAGACGCGCACCGAGAACCGCTTGCAACGGGCCGAAGGGCGGGCCGAGACGAAGGCCGCACGCGAGGAGCGGGAGGCGGCCGGGGCCGTCCCTCAGTATACGAGCGATAGCACCCTCAACGTCGCGATTGACCAGGAGATGCAGGCCGCCGGCCTCCCCCGCGGGCAGCAACCGCCGGGGCATGTCCTGGACAAAGCCATGCAGCGCGTGCAGCGGGGCAAGGAAGCCGTGTCCGGGGCGCAGGGACTGGCCGGGGCGGTGGCGAAGCCACTGGAAGGTCCAGCCCTCCAGCGCGTCAATATGCTGATGCAAGGCGAAGATGTGGTGCAAGCGCTCCAGAGCGAGTTCACCCCAGAAGAACGCGCCCGCTACGTTGGCCTGGGCGGGTTACGGATGACGCTCCAGCAAGCCCAGCAGCTGTTGCAGGACGCGCAAGGCGGCAAGGGCGATCCGAAGTTTGCCCGCTTTGTTGCCCTCGTGGCGCTCGGCAAACAAGAGGCCTTCAGTACCGCGGGACAGGCCCTGAGTGCACAAGAACGCGATGTCGTGTATGGGTATATTCCCACCGGCCGCGAGTGGAGTGCCGAGGAATTTGAGCAGAAGCTCACCCTGTCGGGGCAACGGTTGCCCACCCTGATTGACCGCGAGCTGACCCTCTCGACCACGCCCAAAAGCGAACTGGCGGCCCGTCGCAAGCGCGGGGAGTTGCCCAGTATCGCTCCAGGCAGTCCGGCAACCACCTCCACGACGGGAGACACAACGCTCACGGAGGCCGATATTGCGGCCACCATGGCGCGCAGTGGCAAAACCCGGCAAGAGGTGCTCGACGCGGCCCGTAAGAAGGGCTGGACGGTTCCTGCACACTGAGGCAGCCATGGCGTACACGACGCAGCAGATTAAAGACCTGATTATTGCGGAAGCCCGCCGGCAAGGCGTGGATCCGGCGCTGGCCCTGGCGGTCGCGCAGACCGAATCGGCCTTCGAGTGGTGGCAGATCGGCGATAAGGGGCAGGCGGTGGGGGTCTTTCAGCTCCATCCCGCGGCGGCGCAGGAAGTGGGGATCTCCCCACAGGCCCGCTATGATGTGCCAACGAACATTCGCGGCGGCATTGCCTACCTGAAGAACCGCATCACCCGCGAAGGCGAGGAGAGCCGCGGCATCTCGGCCTATAACCAGGGCATCGGGATGCGCGGCGGGCAACTCTCGAACCCGAAGTATGTGGCGCTGGTGCGGCAGTATCAACGCCAGCACCAGCAGCAGCCCGGCCTGTTCAGCCGGGTCGCGCGGGCGGTGACCCCGGCCCGTGCGGAAGCGGCGGCAGTCGGACGGGATCTCACCCAGGAGCTGTTTGGCGCCACGGCGCCCCCGCCGGCCCCTCGCGACGCCCAGGGAGCTGCCCCGCGAGTCGGACGGGATCTCACCCAGGAGCTGTTTGGCGCCACGGCGCCCCCAGCCTCCCCTCCGGGCTCCACCGGACCCGCGGCGGCGCCGGGATTGCCCCACGCGCCAGACCCGACGGCCCCCATGCCGTGGGGCCAGATCGCCCGCAGTGCGGTGCGGACCGCCAGCCGTGGGGTGCTTGGCGGCCTGCCAGAGCTTGCCATCCCTGCGGTAGAGCGGATGACGGACCCCACCCAGGTCCCCCAGACGGCGGCAGGTGTGGGAGAGATGATCGGCCAGAGC